AATTAAGATGCTTATTGGAGCCATCTAGTTCAGTAGTTAGGGCACAATTGAGTAATAATACTCCATTTCTCGCCCAGTGCATTAGGCCATGAGCTATGAAGCCATTTTCGTAATGCCAGCTTCCTCTTGGTGTATATTCGCCATTGAAAACTGTGGTATCAATTGCCTCGTAAATTGCATTTAAGCTCTTAGGTGCATCTTCACTTTCTCTGGCTGAGAATGCAAGGCCATCTGCTATAAGTGATCCATCAGGATTTACTCCTGGGTAAGGATCTAATCCTATAATGATACTATGTAAACTGTACCAAGGACACTCTAAGAATGCTCTAAAGACATGTTTAAGAGAAGGTGTAACCTTAACTCCATCCTGCTCCAGATTCTGTAAGTATGTTCCTATGAACTTATATTCCTTCGAAGCGAAGAGAGGACTCAATTGCTGAGCCCACCCTTCACCGAAGAACTTCTTATAGTCTACCATAAGTTAATTATGCACCAACTATATAGTGGTGGCCGCCAACTTTTACTTCCTTAATGTTTTCCATGCGAATGGCAACGACAGGTACCGGTTGTGGTCTCTTAGCAGCTATGAAAGTATTCATTTGCTTGATATCTTCAGGACTCATCTGTTGGCCATCCAGGAAGTACTGAACCTTTGTAGGTTTAGCATTCAACTTGGCACTCAGATATAAGTGACCCTTATGCATAACAAAACAACTGTTACCCAGTCGCTCGCCCCATGTACGTTCAGCTACAACCACATTTTCTGTGGTAGCCTTACTGAAGCCGGCCTTCTTCAACGCTTTGGAAACACTGTTCTTATAATTAGCATTCATTGTGACATTCACAGTGGAACGTTTCATTACCCTTCCATGGAATGGGTTATCTGTTTTGCGCATGTCCTGTTCGGTCTCCATTGTGATGGTAGCGAACTTTGCGCCTTTGATTCCTCTCAGGATCTCAGTGATAGCTGCTTGCGTTATTTGCTTTTGCATATTAGCGATTTACGGTTTTAAAGTAATATTTCTTCTTGTTGTCTTCTAGTATCAGAACCCGACCACTAGTCTTAATTCCCCCTTTCAAATCCTTCTCCTTAAGATCAAACTGCATCAGCGCATCAAAATACGTCTGTATAGTCTTATGTGTTATATAGCTCATAGTAGGTTCTTCTCAATAAACAGTTCTCGTAGTGAATCTAGTCCATACGTTTTTACGTAATCAGACGGATCCTTTATTCCAAAGCGCAATCGCTCTTTGGCTGGAATGTTAAAGTAACCGAAACCTTTATCATTGAACTTCTTGCTATTAGTCACACCAACTTCATCGTTATCAAATACAATAATCTTCTTATCATACATTGAATCAAGTTTATCGATCACTGACTGTGGCAAAGCGCCCTCAGATTCATTCTGGGTAGCTATAACATTATCAAAGAGCTTAAGTAGTATTAGTCGATCTTTAAATGACTTAGTTACAATGACCAGATTACCTGTGCCATTTGTAGTAAGTGTATTCAGACCAAATGGAACCTCTAAGGGGATAGAGTTTAACCATTTCATTTCTTTGTTTTGAGGTGAGTAGATTTTAACTCCTACCTTGTCATCACTTTCTCCAAACCGTTCACACCTTGCAAATCGAGCATAGTTATTGGGGTTCAATATCTCCTTCTTGTTCAAGAACAATCTGTCGACATTATAAATCCCATCTGCTTCCAATTCATCCTTTCCTATCTCATAGAGATTCCAGAATGATAAAGGTGAGCCTATTCCTCTTTCCCAGGGTTTGATAGTAAATTGGATTAGTGTTTCATGCTTAATATCTCGATCGAGATCAGTAGCTTCTGCTATTATCCTGGGTGAGACCTTAGAGGTCTTCCTATCTATTAGTCCAAAGTCTTCTGCTATCTGACTAAGAGCTCTATCAAAGTTTAAGTTGTAAAGCTTCTTAACATAATCGAAACAATTCATTGCGATGCCATCCCTGAAGTCATAGTAAACGATTTCACCACTCTCTCCTATAAAGAAGGTAGCTGAAGGATGATTATCAAGTCTAAACATAGACTTAGAAACCGTATTCAACTTGAACCTTCCATGATAATGGAAAAAGATCTGCGCATCACTTACTCTGGATAAGATCCAATCAGCAGTTAATCTATCTGCTGCTTTGACCTTCTTAAAGTCATACAGCATGTTTGTCGTCAAAATGCATTATAGCTCTATACAAACAATGTTCCCACTTCTCTTCAGAAGCTCTGATGGTTCGAAAAGCATATCTATCTGAAGCATATGCATCAGGCACTATAGCTAATTCAACACCCCAAGTTATTATTACCCTAAATCCTTGTCCTCGAATACGATCGAGTTCCTCGTAAATATTCATAAGCACGCATGAGAGGGATCGAACCTCTGACCTTTAGTTTTGGAGACTAACGCTCTACCAGTTGAGCTACACACGTATATATAATAAAAGGGCGATACCTTTCGATACCACCCTTGTTATTTCCTAGTTAATTGGGTTGATTAACAACCTTTCATTTTGCCTTTACCTTTCGGCTTCATAGGCTTCTTCTTCTTTGCCATCTATATATTGCTTGTTTTAAAGCCTAATTAGAATGGAAGATCATCATCGTATCCATCTGAGTTCTTCTTTGACTCACCTACTGGTGAAGAAAAACCAAGCATAACCGAATCTGTACCAGAAGCTGGTGTCACTGGAGCAGGCTTAACATGAAACATCCATTCTGGTGAATTGACTTCATATGCACGCTCTTCAAAGTTAGGAACAGATTCAGGAATAACAAAATTCTTAAACCCAAGTTCTGCGAATACCTTACCTTGAGCAGATGTGCGACCACCTACTGATATTCTTTTCACGATCTGCTTTGTCTTCTCGTGATTGAATGCCTTCTCGAAGAATGCACCTATTGCGTCAATAGTGTCAAACTCCTTATCACACTCCTTTTCAAACCACTGTGTATACACATACTGCAATCTTTCGAAAGCCTTAGGCGTTATATACATATTAGCTGTTACTTGACCAGCTTTACCTCCAAACTTCACTTCAAGGTACGGAGTCTTAGGTGAACCGTCTGGCTTCTTATCCGTTGGCTTCACATACTTACAATCCATTAATGACAGCATATACTGACCTGGCTGCAAATACTGCATATTCTCCTGAACCTTGACTTCCTTAAAATTAAATGTACTCATATTATTTACTTACTCTTTGTTTTAGTTACCACTACACTTGTACCTTCCGTATCTTCTATACAATCATCATTATAATAGCAAGCTATTACTTTGTTGATCATATCAAGATCATTGTCAATGTACTCTTCATCAAACATCCCCATTGGAGTCTTCGCGCTCCCGTTCTTATCTCTTGTCTTAAATCGATAAGCTATATCATCACTCTTATCTCCGTCCATTTTACATGCCAGAAATACGATGTCAAATTGCGCTTCAATTGAACCCAGCTTCTCGTCAATCATCTTACCATAACTCAGAGCCTTATAACTCTTATCTTCTATTATATCATCACCAGTTTCCTTAACGTGATGCATAAAGTAGACATTCAGATCTTCTCTGAGTGTATTGGCTAACTCTGATAGTTGCAAGAAATCATGCGCTATATCATTAAACTTCTGGTAGCCTGCTTCATCTCTTCTTCTATCCAGCTCCTTAGCAGCTAAGAACGTATTATCATCCACCATCACTGTTGTAACTTGTGGCATGTTCTTACTGATATGTACTAACCATTGTGCTATTGCTTTACTAGAAGAGGTGACTATTAGATTACCATTTGGATTGGTTTCCTTATTCCAAATAGTATAGTTCTTCCAAGACTTTGGAAAGGGTAACCCCTTACCCAGAGCTGAGAAGATTATAGTCTTCTTTGGATCTAGATTCCTTGCTGATGTGCTCTTACCTGAGCCACTTTTACCTAATGCTAATATACTTTTTCCCATTCTTCACTTTTCTCTTTCACTTACAAAGGTAAGCTTTTTAGGCCACTTCACCAACTTTATCTTCTGGTTGAGGCTCAAATTCGTCGCGCATCTGTAGATATGATTGATACCTACTTGCTTTAGTCTGCGCTTCTCTTTGTCTACGTTGTTCTTCTTCACGATTGAAACGTTCAGCATATTCTGCATCTGTTTCTTCTCTTACGTTCGTGATACGCATTATAACTTCAGCGTCATCTTCACCATATGTTTCGGCGTATATTTCCAAAACATCATCATCACTGAACTTCTCATCATTGATCCATTCACGTAATGATTGTACAGTATTATACATACCACCGTCGATTTCTGCTAACTGCTTACTTATTCTTTTCTTCATTATCCTAATAGTTGCTTACGAGCATAAAGCTCTTTCTTTCTGGCTGCCTCTGCTAATATGTCTCCATAAAGCTTATCCAGTTTATCCTTCTCTGCTAGATCAGGCATCTCTGTGAATATCTCTTTACGTCCATCAAACCACAAAGGCAGTCTAGGTGCCATTTCACCTTCATTATTCTTTAACATCAAGAGCGCTCTGAAGTTATTCCTCAGAACCTCTGTGTTATACCCATCTTGATAGGGATAGCGCTTGATCTCATACTTCCATGGATGAAATAATCCAAGTAAGATATAGAAGTCTCTAATGATCACCTTAATATCACCAATAGAGGCTGTGTTAGGCTCTAAGGTGGATACAGGTGCTTTATCTGAGTTTCTATACGAGTTCTTATCCGTATCTACGTCAGTTTGTAAAACTGCTATAACTGTCATACCAAGCTTCTTACATAAGTTTAGCCTGATATGGTTTCTTGATAACTCTCTTACTGCTTTCCACTCTGTATCGTGGTTCTGGTCTGGCAGTACATTTGAAAAGTTATCAACAATAACAATGATATGATGAGTATCACCTACTCTTCTATGAACCTCTTCACAGTACTTTACTATCTCTGATGGTGTAGAACACTGATTAACTATGACAACATCCTTTTCTAGTGCTTCAAAGAACGCACGGTCCTGTTTCATCACTTCCAGGTATCTACTATCTAACCCTATATACTTACTATCAAGTTGTGAGGGTGTTATATCAAATCTGTGTCTCTCCCAGAGATAGTGGCAAATGATCTTCTTAAAAACTGGTATCTTGGCGTCCTCTAATGCAAAGTAGAGTATCTTTATAGGATAGTTATTCGCTTTACTGAAATCATAAAGATCGTAGACGAACGTCTTCCTAATAAATCTACTCTTACCTACACCTGAAGGCGCTAGTAATCCCAGGTACATGCCCTTGTCTATAGTTGGTATATAATCCCTCCACTTTGGATATGGGAATGGTATACCATTAAAAAGCCCTCTCTCTTTTCTCTCCTTCTTCTCTTCAATTTCACGAAGAACTTCTTCATATAATGTCATTCTTTTCTACTACTCCTTGTCTATCTCATCCTTTAGGATAGCTTCAATCATTTCTTCCTGAGTCATTCCTAATACCTTAGTAATAGGATAATTCATTTCAATTTCAAGATGTACTATAAGATCTTCTACAGACCAGTCCTTTGGATGAAGTTGCGTTGTATCGGCCATTTGCTTGTGCTTTAAACCATTTCTAAATCTCGCGTATCAAGCCTTCCTGCTTGATTTGGACTATTTTGCTCATCTAAGAATCTTTTACACCATGCTGCGAGTGGCGATGCGTAATTTGGATGATTCTCAGCGAACTTACTGATGAAGTTATCAGCTCTTGAGGTATACTCATGTTGTTCTGGGCGAGACGCCTCATCATCAATATACATTCTAGTAGCAGCTAAGATAGTCTCCTTAGTGTACTTATATTTCTTAAGAAATGTGTTCATCTTGTTGGTACAAGTTTCCGGATGTACTCGAAGAGGTCTATTTCCTCTAGCTACTACTGGGAAGAGATTAACATACTCATCTATCCATCCTGCACATTCTCCATCCATTTCGATCTCAGCCAGAGGTTGAAGCGTCTCTGCTTTCAACTTAGCCTTCTTAACACCACTCTGTTGATCTCTCAGATAGGTAACTAACTCATTACCTCGTGGCGTGAGAATCCATAATTGCCCCTCTTCATGCTTCTGAATAAGATCTCTCCTATTCAGTTGCATGTAAAGGTATTGCATTTTACGTTCTCTGTTACTATCATCAGCATAATCAAGTAAGTCAACTTTATCTTCAAATAAACAGAATAAAACAAACAGAACAGTTCCAATGTGATCCATTGATATTCTTTCTTGTTTCATCC